CCAACACCACCAATATACTGATCTGCTACATCCCATGAGAATGAGTTACCACCATAACGTAAGTCATTAACCCAGTTAACAACTACTAATCTAAGGTCTCTCTTACATGTTGCTGCGTTATAATCAGGTTTAGTACCATCTGTTAAAGCAGGATAAGTTGCTTCTAACCAAGTAGAAGTAGTATCAATTATATGATCAATATTAGCAATTATTAAATCTCTAGCATCCTGATATCTGTCAGCTACTACATTATAACTAACCTTCTGACCAGTAAGTAAACCATGGTTAGTTAAGGTAAACTGATTGTTAGCAGTGGATACAATAGAAGAACTACTACCATCAAAGGTAATTGTCCTGTCATTGATTCTATCCATCTTGTCTACAACAGCAGTCAAGATCTTCCTAACATCAAGTAACTGCTTACCACTAATCTGAACGTTAGTTGGTACAAGAGCAGTATAATCTGGTTTACCTAAGAAGAAGTTCTCAATTCTAGATAACTTACCTGAGTTAGAAGCAGAAGGCTTAGGTGTAAAGTAAGTCGTACCATAGAATGACTCAGTAGGATCACCTTCTCTTGGTTCCCACCAGTCATAAGATGATGGATTGGAAGGATTATAGAATGACTTCTTACGATAGTTCTTAAATGTGGCTTGTGATACTACTTGTGTACCTAGTACCTTAAATCCAGCAGGATGGGCAGATGTCTTAAATTGATTCTTCCATTCCTTAACGTTAATAGGTGAATTAACAACATATGAGAATTCCTGATACCTATTAGAGTCGTATATACGCTGTTCATTAAGATCGAGAATACCAGTGGTTCTCTTCCACTCAGCAGTAGCAGTAGCAATAGGACTTACTCTGAAATTAGCCTGAGATCTATCAAATTCATGGATCTCACCAAATGCTTTAGTCTGTAAACCAAATACAGGCTGTCCTACTAGGAATTCACCTGTTTCTATCTCAACAGAAAGGATTCTACCCTTAGGATCCCAATACTTAACTTCACCGATAGCAGAATATGAATCTGTTGATGTACCTTGATATAACTTCTCACCAACAGAGAATGTTGCTGGTTTCATGATAACTGAGATAACATCACCCAAATCAGTTGTTGTTAGGTTAAATGTACTTGTTCCACCTGGACCTATCATAGGCAAACCAGTAATAGTAATAGAAGTACCAGCAACAGCATTAGATAATGTGCTAGCAAGTTTCAACTGGTTATCTGCCATACCATTACTCAACAGAGGTGCGATGGCATAGTAAGTAGTATTTGCTAATAAAGGAGCAGGTAATGTGCCATCAATCTCAAGTAAGCTTACTTCTGTCCCTACAGGGATCTTAGTACCATATGGGAAGTTGAGTGTATTATTAGATTGTAGAGCTACGAATGAGTGTGTCATTCTAGCCTGTACCTTAGGTGTTGATGAATATCCTTTACCTGGGTTCGTTACGGCAATAGCTTGAATAACTTCGTTATCAATAATAGCATCCAATACTGCACCGCTTCCACCTCCACCAACAAGTTCGATTGTTGGTTTTGTAACGAATGAGTATCCCCCATCCGTAACAGTGAAGAAGTCAACGACCTGAGTTCTTGTGAGTTGTAAATTATAAGTTGTATTAACGGACGGTTTGAGGGTTCTATCATGTGAATAGTTGTACGTGATATTATCTCCACCTAGATTGATTACCTTACCTAGGTCAGTTGATTTCAATAGTATCGAAGCACCCCTACCAGTACCCTGTTTAACTGTGATAATAGGAGGGTTCTGGAACTTAGTACCAGATGACTCGATAACAATAGATTTAACAGTCTCATCTATAATTTCTGCTCTAAGTGACGCACCAATACCAGTACCACCAGAGATTTGTACTTCAGGAGCAGATAAGAATCCAGAACCTGAGTTAGTCACTATTACTTCATCAATAGAAGCGTTAATAGTTGTTGATGTAACTGCTTTTCTAAAGTATGTCAATGACTCAACTTTAAGTACAAAGTCATCAGCAGAACCACCACCAGTAATCTTCTCACCATTGATAGTGATCAAATCACCAAGAGCATAAGCATTACCACCAAGAGTGACAGTAGCAGAAGTAACGTCCTGAGAAGAAGCATCAATTACAATAGTAAATTCAGCATAGTCTCCACCAGTAGGAGCAACAGACTCTTGTGTTATACCAGTATATGTACCAGGAGTGAAGTTAGCAGATGAGTTCTGACTATTAATACTTACAGTAAGTGCACCACCATACCAAGGATCATCAATGTATACTGTTGGTGCGGTTCGGTAGTTGCTACCACCACTATTAACAGCCATTGTCTCAATTCTTCCGATCAATTCACCAGAGGTGGGAACAACAGCAGCAACAGCAGCTTGAGCACCAGATATAGCAGTAATTAAGGCTTGGTTTGAACCAACATAAACTTTATTTGTATTATTGTTGCCTGTGGTAAACATAATGAAACCACGGTTCGCTGTACCTTGTAAATTGTTACGAAGTGGTTGAACTCTTAATGTAGAAGTATTGGCATTCCATGAAATAACCTTACCACGAGCAGTATCAGTACCAAGAGTAGTCTGAGATATAACAACATCCCCAGTAACAAAGATACCAAATACCTGATCAACAGTTAAGTCAACATAGTCTGGCATTGAGCATACTACAACAGGTGGGTTGCTACCATTGTAGTCAATACCTGAATCAAGTACAGCAACGTCTTCCACTATACCAGAAATTGTACATGTAGCAGTAGCACCACCACCAGAACGTTCTATACCAGTAAATTTAGGAATCGTAGAGTAATTTCTACCTGGGTCACCAATATTGATTGCTGATATACCACCAGAAGGGAATATTGAGTTAGTTGCGTATGACAGTTGATTAGTTGAACTATAAGCAGACTCTGGTTCTCTAGCCAGAGTAAATGTCATTGAAGTAGTAGTAGGAGTCGTAACAATAGTGTTAGATCCCAAGAATGGGTCATTTACTACACTAAGGTAACTTCCTGCTCCACCATTAATACCATTAATATCAAAGTAGAATAATGTACCAGGAACATCTACCAAGTCAATGGTAATGGACTGTTGTTGTCCAGTCTGGGGATCATTCTGAGTATCACTTATGTTCCTATATGTGAATACATTGGTATTTTCCTTATCAAAGGAGAATTCAAGTCTCTTGCCATCATTAGAGGCATCAGTAGTATCAAACTTGTAAAGGTGACCATTGATGAAATCTAGTTTGGCCTCTTTAACAAAAACCTCTGTAAGTGTTGGTATAGCAGTGTCTGTAATAGTTCCTACTGCTTTCTTGAACTGGAATTTCCTTTCGGTTGTATATCCAGTTATAGTATGAGTTCCATCATAGTCAGATGGGTTAGTTCCTGACACAACAATAGTTTCACCTACACTCAATTGATGAGAAGCACTACCTCTACCAGTAAATTCTAAATTAATAGCATTAGGTGTTATGTAGAATCCACTACATCCACCAATATCAGAATCTGTTGGATCTAATTGCTCATTTACGTTATATCCACTACCTTCCTTAGTTACAGTTACACTTGTTACTCCTCCACCAACACCAACTACGATAGTGAACTCAGCACCTTCACCAGAAGGGGCAGAAGAGTTCTTAAGAGGTACTCTAGTGTATGTTCCAGGTGTTCCACCACTACCAGCAAAGAGTGTCCACTGATCTTGTACAATACCACCTGTTTTTAATACATTACCAATATCAATACTAAATCCAGCACCAGTACCACCTACGTTAGATATAGCAGCACTTAATATGTCACCATCTACGTAGTTCTTACCTTCATTCTGTATAGAAACAGCAGTTACCGCATTTCCACTAATTGTTATATTAGCAGTAGCACCTGAACCAGTTCCACCAGTCAGTACTGTACCGTTATATGTGCCATTAGTATAATTATCACCACCAGTAAGAGTTAGATTAGTTTGCTTTACTCTACCTGGAGAACTGATATAAAAATTAGTCAGATCAAAGTATTTGAAGTGATAGTTATCAACTGTGTTGGTTGTAATGGTTTTAACCTTAATTTCTCTAGTAGACTCATTATTACCAATACTAATATCTACTGCTTCCCCTGGTTTGATATAATGAGCAGTCGCTGTGTTTAAAGTACCTGTTATAACATCGGTTGTGCTATCAACACTATAGAGTAAGGTATTAGCAGTCTCACCAGCAATTCTTGAAATCCTAGCAGAGATACCACTACCACCAGTATCAGTCTCATCAAATACAAGTCTATCATTGACTTTATAGTCAAATCCAGCACCTTCAATTAGATACTGATCTAGACCTGATGAGAAATACCTGTTAGTAGCAGAAACATATAATGAATCTACAGCACCACCCTTAATAATTGGGAAGTAATCATAATATCCAATACCAACATCAACAAATCCAATAAACTGCATATTAGTGCTTTCACTGGTCTCTAAAACAAGAGGAGTGGTAGCATCTTCCAATGCAAGGACATATTCGACTGGATCGCCCAGTTCCTTTCTCCTTACGATAGAAGTATCAGTATAAATGTATGGTGACTTATATCTTACAGCATCTTCAGTAAAGTTCTGTTGTAGACCATTACCCTTCCAGTTAATGCTATCTGCTTGAGAATAGAATGATGGACCAACAAAATACGGGAATTTGGGATTACCAGTCGTACCATCCAAAGTACAGAAATATGCATAGATTCCAGCGGGATATTCGGGAGTTACGCAAAAACGACCATTATATTGATCTAAATCGCCCGATCCTTCGATATATTCATAATCTTCGATATATGTTCCCATTGTATCGGTTAAACCCGTAATAAGCGCATCTCTAGTCGTTTTTACGCGATATGAGCTAACCATCAGTTTTAACTGATTATATGGGTTTTTATTCTCCCTATCTACGTATGCATAAGGTCCATAGATCGGATGACCGTCAAATGACCATCCTAAGATAGGAGAGTGCCTAGTTGGGTTTAATTCGGAATTATCACCATCACTAACGTTATCTCCTAAAAGGAAACGTAATTTCTTCGGATTATAGAGATATCCATATTCTCCACCATATATTCCATAGTTGGCACCTTTAATAGAAACACCATTATGAATATCGGCAACTTTGGGTGCTACGAGCTCATTAGTCGTAACTCCAAGTTCTTCTGGCGTAGCAGCGGTATTAGCAGTCAATTCTGGCAATTCTACTTGGAACTTAGCACCAGAACCTGGATATACGACATCTACGAAAGTTTGACCAGCAGTATAACCAATACCACCGTTAGTTACACTAATATTAGTAACTTGCTTACTTGATCCATCAATACTCGCAAAAGCAACAGCACCAACTCCATCCCCAGTTATAACAACGTCAGGAGGACCATAATAGTTACTACCACCATAAGTTAGGATAATGGAAACAATCTTACCATTAACAATAGATGGATAGGCAACAGCACCACTACCTGAAATTAGAGTGACCATTGGTCTCTCTTCATAGTTAGAACCAGGATTAGTAACAGTAATGCCAGCAGCAGTCAAACCACCACGAACAACTGCCACACCACTAGCACCAGTTCCCCCACCACCTGAAATAGTGATAGTTGGAGTAGAAGTATATCCTGTACCTTCAGCAGTGACCGATATAGCATTAACAGCACCATTAGTGACTGTAGCAGTCGCAGATGCCTGTACTGTACCACCACCGCCTGATATAGAAACGTTTGGTGTAGAAGTATAACCACTACCACCATCAGTTACGTTAATAGCGTATACACGACCAGCTACACTAACAGTTGCCTCAGCAGAGAGACCTTCGTACTGCCATATACATGCTCCGTCCTGTACAAGCGATGAATCTGTATGAGTAGGTTCTGTACCTATTTCTGCGCTTTTACCGCTTCCTATGTTCTTATAACGATATCCTATACTGTTTCTTATCCTAACATTGACTTGGAAGTAAGTTCCATTACTCCATAAGGGTTCAAATTCAACAATAGGTGGATTTGTGATATCATAACCGTCACCAGCACTTAATACACTAATATCACTAACACCACCATATAACTTGACTGATTCTGACTTATACGAGAAAATTGGGACTCCATTAACTCCAATTCCAACCTGACCGACTGGAGTCGCTGTTTTGGTTGATTTAGTAATTGTAGTTAGTGGAATACGCTTCAAATAGCGTTGATTGCCTGGATCTAGATCAGATGAGTCAAATGGTCCAATTGGGTGTCCTGGAATTCCTGGAGAAGCAACAATCGCGTGATCTGCCGATTTATAGACATTTTGAATGTCAGATGGCGTGTTTTCAATATTTGTGCGAATCGACGTATCTGTAGACGTAGATTTAGCAAATTCTCGCGCAATTAAGAAAGTTGAGACAACTCCTGCGATTGGAGTCGTAGGAAGTAGGATTTGGAAGGTAGTAGAGTCACTTGTACCCAAAACCGTGAAAGTTGAGTTATATACGTCTTCTGGAGCATTTAATATCGTAACTCGGTCATCACGCTTCAATCCATGGTTCTGATCCGTCGTAATAGTCGCTACAACCGATCCATCTTGAGAAGGGTTCGCTAAACTAGCACCAGTGGAGTTTACAAGCTTTTTAACGTTGTATACAAAGCTATCCCAGATGGGATCTAGTGAATCGAATCCTGGAGCAGCAGGAGTAGTGACTTTTGAGTCCTGTAGGTAATATCTACCACCAGTAACCAAGTCAACACCTCTAGTACCACCATAGACCTTCAAACTGATCTTAGATTGGTCTTTATTGGAATATCCAAAAATCTCAAAGGCAGAAGTAACTTCCGAACCCGCAATATGGGGTTGGTTAGTTGTATCCTGTCTAGCGCGAGTACATCCAAGGAATTGAGTGACTGTCTTGTCTGTATACTCTATAACTTCGCTGTTTATACGGAAAGCACCGTTCTTTTCGGGCCAACCAATAGTTGAGTCAACTGAAACTTCACTTTCACTCAAATTAGAGCTTACATCTTCACTTAAGAGTGTTTTATAAGGAGTTGTAAAGGATCCAGCACCATTTTCCGTATCTACGTCTAATTCGTAGATTTTACCGCTCTCGGTGAAAACTTCAACAACAGATTTAACGTAAATTCGCGCAGTTTCGACTGAATCGTCATTTGGGTCGTCTGCTTGGTATAAAACCTCTCCAGTTAGCTCTACTGGGTTCCCTGAGATCGCTGTAGCACGAATAACTTCCCTAACAGTGTAGAAAGCGTCACTGGGCTTGAATATTCTTTCCTTTGGATACTCAATAGTTGATTCTACACCAAATAGAACCCTAATGAGATATTTGAATGATCTAGATGTACCTTTCGCAGCATAGAAGTCCTTAAGACGCTTCGTTACTGAAGATTGGCGAATATCTTCATGGAATTTGGATGGGAATGACTCAGCAAACTGATCCCTAAACCTTTGAAGTAAAAATAGTGGTAATAGGTTGTTTAGGTTAATTACATCCGCGCCAAAAGCATGGGTAGCGGCTGTAGATGAAGCAAATGTATATTCCTTTAATGTACCTACCTTTGTAGTAGCATGGAACCCTCGTACACAACCTTTGAACTGGGTCTGACTCTTACTTGAGTAATATATGATCTCATCGTCAATCATCAAGAGTCCTTCCTTAGGGAAGTCTCTAGTATTTGCTACGTCAACGACTGTAGCAACTTCTGTAAGACCAGAAGACGCTGTAGTCTTCTCTACTAGGTCATTCAGACGGTCTATGTTATAATATTCGTCTATATTCTGGACAATATCAACAGGATTGCCCTTTAACTCTAATCCTTGGTAATAATACTTGAGGAAAGTAACAAAGTCGCCATAATCGTCCCTGATGAACTGAGGAATCGTTTCCTCAATCCTATCAGAAATTTTAGACCTACTTTCTGGTGAAACGGTAGCATCAATAGGGTCAACTGTTACCTGCGTTGAGGGAGTGACCCAATTAGCTACCTTCCACGAAGACTGCTCTATTGGCATGGATTAACTATAACTAGATTCTGGGATTATGCCTGTTCCAGAAGTGTTGCTACCACTGGAAATTTCGTCATCAATTACATTAACAACTAAGTTATCTATACCTATTGTCAAATAGGTCTCTCGGAGAGAGATTAAGTCATTGGATTCAGGAACTACAGAGAACTGAATAATATTGTCAGTTGAGTTAACAACTTCAGTGATAACCAAATCATTGATTGTCACTTCTCCCATAGTATAATCAATTAGTCCCCAATTACCGCCTATGTACTGTTTAGAACCGTCTGTGTTGACGTAAAACAGACGTATAGTACCCAAACCATCATCATTAAGGTAATAGACCGTATTTCCACCATCAGCACGCTTAAATCCGTTTGTTTCAAACGTAGGAGTGTCTAATTGGGCGTTAACTCTGTTACCAAAACATATCTTATAGTTAAATCGTTGATTTAACGTCACAGGTACATTCTTACGCATTCTAACTCGCGTAATATTCGATGTTACCGCAGGTTCAGCATCATCGATGATTTTCTGCATCTTAGAATACTTAAACTTACCACCGAACTTATTAAATTCAGTAGAAGCATTCAAAGCCTCTAAAACACGATAGACAATCTGTTTAATTTCTGCCTGATCGCGTCTAGTTATATTTGGGTTAAAATAAACGAAAGATGTCAGGTCAATATACAGAACTGAAGGATCCATGATCTTCGGTTCCACAGCACCAACGGAATAAGAGCGAATTTTCTTCTGAACCGCGTCTTTTTCCGAGATAGACAATTTGTCTGCGTTCTTGGGCTTAATAACAACGATAACTTTACCGTATTCGGGAGGTTCTGCCTCCTCTCCACCGAATGCGACTATAGATTGGACATTTGGGTAAATCTGAGGAATAATTGCTTCATAATCCTTAGTAGTTACCGCCCTTCCAAAGGAAGAGTAGAATTTAGGTGCGGAATACTTGATTGAGTCAACAGATTCCTTTTCAGCACCACCATCAGGAGCAGAATCCAGTGTTAGAGTGATTCCAGCAGTGATTGGATTGTTCTGAGAGTCCTTAATTGTACCTGCGAAGGAGAATCCCTTCAAACCATTAGGACCACCACCTTGTGAGGTCGTATAGGTCGCTTCTATAACGTCTCCGTTCTGTAATGCTTCCCCAAGTACACCGTCACCAAAGATAAGTTCAGATCTCTTATATTCAGACTCTTCTAGGAAGAATACTTTACTAACGTTACTGACGGCTGTTATATCAGTACCCTCTAAGTAAGCATCAGTAAGGGTACCACGTGTCACTTCCACCGTCATAGAAGAAGTGTCACCCTGAGCATTTCCAAGAATGAACCTTTGACGTTCACTGGACTCTTTAACAAAGGTATCAGTTACAAAGATACCCTCATATGCTACTACATCTGTAAATGTAGCAATTCCGTCTAAAGTGTTGACGGATACTATTAAATCTTTAGGTATAGAGAAAATATAGTTAGAATTGTCATTGACAAAGGATGTAAAGATCCCTCTATTGATCTGAACACTCTGTGGATATCCACGACCATTGGCACCAGTTCCATAAACGGTCTGTACCTTCACTGTAAAGGTCGCACGGGCACTTCTAGCACTCGTTGGGGTATATCCTATCAACTTAGCTAGTTTAACTACGTTTTCACGTAAAACTGCTGTGTCTAGGAAGTTCTCATTGACTAAGAGGTTAGCATTTACCGAAGAATAGTAAGTATTATATGCTAATACGTCTAAAAGAACGGACAATGAAGATCCCTCGAAGTCATAATCAGAGAATTCTGTCTGACCTCGTAAGTAATCAATTAATTGTGCCTTTACTTCGTTAAATTCTAACGAATTGACTTGAGTTAGAGCCATTACCGCTTCAGTATAATTTCTAGTGTGTCTAGAACATTTGGAAGACCAGTTATTAGGTAATATATCTCACATTGCAAATCATTATAACGTTCATCAAATGCTGTAGCTACTTTGTAGCACACAACTCTTGGTTCATACCGATTAATGCAATTCTTTATTTGGGATTCAAGTAACCCAGTTTGATTTGCTTCGTATAATTCAAAAAGTGCACCAGTTATGTTGCCACCAAAATTCGGCAGAAAAGGCTTCTCATAAAAGTTGTATCGAACAATGTTCTTTACAGACTCTTTGATAGCACCCTCATTAGAGAGTGTATTTACATCGTTCGTTATCGGATTCCGTCTGAATGTCAGATCAAAGTCCTTAAACGCACGGCTGCTTGTTGCCATTCTTTCCTAATATCTCGACCTCAATCTATTTAGACACTTTTTTCGAGCTCTTTAGTAATAGATCACTTCTGGGGTCTGTAATAAGGTACTTGCAGTACTCATTTCCGTTGTCATAGAAGTCATCTCCCATGTCTACGGGTACATTATGGTTCCTCATTCCGTTAATTATTCTTTTGGCCTTACCTTCCTTGACCTCGTTTTGCTTTTCTTCCATGATTCCTTGAGGTAGCACTGTACTTGGTGTGTTTACTGTTCCCTTGACGTGTTTTCTTGGGTCTTGCTTCGATGAATTCATTATTCATCCACGTTCCTTTTGGTTTTGCCATAATTTATCCTGCAAATACATTGTCAGATCCCTCTGCAACAGAGGTACATGTAGCATCACCTACTCTACCACATCCTACGCCATTCACAAATACGGTTGTACTACCTGTTGCAATAGGGGCAGAATGTGAAGGGCAAGGTACACCAGGCAGAAGGTGTCCTGTGTTATTATCTCCTTGACGAGATACAGCAATATTGTTAACAAAAACGTTAGGGGAGCACCCTTCTCTGGTCATTCCAGAACAATGGGAGACATCTGCGTCTCCAAATCTAGTAACTGCTGGCATTTACTTCTGTTCTCTACTCTGTAATTTATGTAGGTAGTCCGTAAAGCGATTTAAGTGCTCATGATCGTGTTCCGAATGAGGACTAGGGGGAATATTTGGTAAAAACTTGATTAAATGATCAAACTTTTCGGGAATTTCCGATATTTTTTGATATTCGGTCAAGGTTTGACCCGTCTTCACTATAAAAACGCCTTCTAGGGCTAAAAATTCTTCTTCCATATCGATATTTAGAGTACCTTTGCGTCACGCGACGCGATTTTTCGCGATTTTTTTGGGTTCAGTAACTCGATTCTATCATTTCTCTATTCTTTTCCGTTTCTTCCGTAAATTTCATATAGTTTATCTCATCAGAATACTTCCAAAGCATCTTTTCCCAAATATATTCAAACTCTTCCTGATCTAAATTGCGGAACAGAGGGGTTTCTTTCCAATAAATGTGATAAAAGTTATTCATGTGTCTCTAAAATTGGTTTACAGACAGTCTCACATGAATCTTCTTGAGCATTTGGGTCACATGTGCTCACACATTCAAAATATTTGTCTTGCATGTCATGCAAATAGACAGGATCATGTAAATCTTTGTCATGTTCGAGTACAATATCGACTAATTTCTCATAGTCTTCGTGTCCAGGACGCTTCAAAAGCAGTTCCATAGAATTCAGACGTGTTTCAAGTGCCTCGACCTGTGACTTCAAGCCAAGGAGGAGTGTCATAATGTCAGACTCTTGCATGTAGTGCCTCCATTGATAAGAATTGTTCGTTGAGATTGTAGTTTAATTTATAATTCGTCGTCGTTACGTAGTAACCTGTGATATCCGAACCATCACAATTGTATCCGTAACCTCTCAACGGTTCATTCACTCCATCAATTTTGAAGGTTTTACCTCCTCTCTCTAGGTAATTGTGATACTTTTCGTCGAGATTAACCATGACCCTTTGCTGCTGGTACTATTAATTATAACACATTTTATGATCAACTCAACACATATTCACCTTTTCTTAATAGTTGCTTAATAACAAGCGGTAATAATCTATGTTCTGCCTGTTGGATACGGTATGTAAGAGTGTCTA